ATGAAACTCAACAAATCTACTGTTGATGCTATTCCATTAACAGAAAAAGGTCAAAAAATATATCGAGACTCAGAACTAATTGGTTTTGCTGTAAGGGTAACCAATAAAAGTAAAACATATATAGTTGAGCGCAGACACGAGGGTGAGCTTTTTCGAGTAACGATTGGCAAGACAACCGATCTTCCTGCTACAAATGCTCGTGCAAAAGCTCAGATGATTCTTGCGAAAATTTCAAACAATGAATATGAGAAGCCAACTAGAGCAAAGAATGTTTCTAATCCTTTGGAAATTACTGTGAATGAAGCGCTTCAAATTTATATTGATAGAAATGACTTTAAACCAAAGACGATAAAGCAATACAACAAATACTTTGATCTATATTTAGGATGGGGTAATAGGAAGCTTTTTCAGATTACCAAGCAGGAAGTCTTAGATCGTTTTATTGAAGTATCAAATATCAGTGAATCATCTGCAAATGGTGCAATATCTCTTTTAGGTACTTTATGGAAGTACATCCATGTTCTTTATTCAACAGATGAAAATCCGATCCTTAAAACTAATCCAGTTGACATTATTTCCGTAACTAAAGGATGGAATAAGATTGCTAGTAGAGACAGACATCTACACAAAGATATTATCCACAAATATTACAATGCAGTCCTTAGCTATGAAGATGAGTTGAATCTTGAAAATACAGCAAGATCAAACACACATCGGGATTTAGTTTTGATGTGTATGTATACCGGGTGTCGAAAGCAAGAAGCGTGTTCATTGAAGTGGGTGGATGTGAATCTCAAGAATGGAACATTAACTTTTAGAGATACCAAAAATGGTACAGATCACATGTTCCCAATTGGAGACCATTTACAAAGTATTTTGCGTGAACGTTGGCTGTTAAAAGAAAACGACTGGGTTTTCCCAGCAACAAAGATGCCTACTTCTTGGAATATGCATGCAACTAAAGTTGATACGCTATTAAATAGGGTTGGTAATGAGGTTGACTATTATGTTTCTATGCATGATTTCCGCCGAACTTTTGCGACTATATGTAATTTATTAAGATTTAATATTTATGTGACTAAAAGGCTATTAAACCATACTGCTAAGCCTAGAGTAGATGTCACAGGAGGGTATGTTCAAATACCTGATGAAGAATTAAAAGCATCAATGAATATGATAGAAGCAGTTTATCAAGGAAAAATAGATTGTTTTAATTACCAATCTGTTTGGAGTGAAAGACTAAAAGATATAAAGGCGGGGTGACCGCCTTATATCGTTGCAAGCTGCGCTGTATTTAGCACAGTCTTGCTCTTTTCATACTGTAGTACATCTTTCTTCTTGTAAGAAACCCGTCTACCAATTTTTGAAAAAGGCATGGATGACTGATCACATCGCATTCTTGCTAAGGTCCATGGTGAGCAATCCAAGTAAAGCGCTACAACTTCTTGGGGGAATTTCTGTTCTTCATTCGCCATTATGAAGCGATCTAAATATTCCTGTTGCTCTGCATCAGATAGATTTCTTAAGTCTTTTAACATTTCACCCCTCCTTACTTTCCGCTTTAACTTCATCTACTTCCAAACTCACTTTTGAGCCTGAAAAGTCATTGTTATTAATAACGATCGGCTTGAAGTGGGTCAGCACAAAAAGCACCAGATAAGCTATTGAAACTGCATATACAAAACTATCGGTATATTTTCCAGTTCGTAGCAATGCAATTCCAAAAATAGCCATAACTAATAATAGAAAACTGTATTTTTCACTCATTCCAATACCTCAGCACATTTCTCTATATATTCATTTGCCCATTCATTTAAGATTTCCTTTTCAACAAATTCTTGCTTTTCAAAGAAGCCTAATGCATTCCATTCTTTTTCCGAGATGTAGTCACTTAGCAATACATCTTCTTCATGGTTTCCCACAGCAAAGCCAATTGAGAGCTTTAATCGCACTTTGATAGAACTAAATTCACTCATTATTCAGCTTCCCAATATTCGTGCTTTGATTCATCAAATTCAAAACTGTGGTATTCAAATAAATCATGAAGTTCTTGTTCGTAATTATCACAATTGATATTTTCATAATCTTCGAGCTTGATACATAGCTCACTCCAACGATCACGAAAATCACCACCATCCAAAACCTTGGTTAATCCACTCATGCTTCAGCTCCAGATCCGTAAAATTGTTTTGCTTCATCAAAGCTTTTGGTTACAAGGGGAGCAGATCCTTTCTTGTAGCAATTCACAATTTCATCAAATTTAAAAACACGTTCAGCTGTCTTCAAATCAAAGCATTGATACATGGCTTGGGTGAACCAGCTTTCTACATAAAATAGATTTTTAATATGGTCCTTACGGGTACCGTGCCATTTCTGGACTTTAATAACATCATCGAAAATTTCTAGGAAAAAGTTGTTACCTTCCTTTTCATGCATTTTTCTATAACGTTCAACAGCTCTCTCGGCTATCTCTTTAGAAGCTGCTGGCGTTTGTTTGAAAGGGCCATCACCTTCGGGCCGCATTGCAACGGCCCATAAAGTTGATTTACTCATTAGCAGCTCCCGATTTGCTTTCACCCAACTTTATACAACCTTCTTCTTCACATTCAGACATGCAAGCATAGTAACCAGCACCACTATGCCCATTCTCATGCCAGCCAATTGTTACTAAATCATCCATTTGATCTTGTGTATCATCTGGTGCACCAAAATTACATGCTTCTTTTAATTCAGCGCATGTTAAAGTTATGCTATGAACAAGAGTCTCTTGTTGAGACTTATATTCAGATTCTGAACCGCCAAAAATTGCAGGAACGTTTTCAACCTTTCCAAGCTGAATTGAATAACCTAGATATTTGTTTAACTTTTCGATTTTATTGATCTTTGCAGCATGATTAGCTTCAAAACCAAATTGACAATATGTATTTAGTTCATCAACTACAGCATGAAGATCATTAAGTTCTAAATGAATTCTTTCTAAGTTATTCAGAGGTAAATCAGGGTGTTTCTCTGTCATGCCAAACTGAGCAGTCTTTAGGGCAATTTGTGCAATTTCAGTTGCTTCTTCAGCAAGTTTCATCAACAAAAATTGTTCATGCGTCATTTTATTCATTGCTCGGCTCCCGATTCGCTTGCTTCATACATCTGTTTGCAATGATTTGCAGCGTCTAAGGCAGTCTCTTGTGAATCAAACAATTTCCATGCAATATGATCATCGTTATCATCCCAGACTCTTGCTGCATACAAAGTATTGCTTTGAGTGATTAAATATTCTTTATGTTGAACTGGCTTAACCTCCCCAATACTCAATTCACATAAAGTTCCATCTATTCCATCGTGGTCTAACCAGAGATATTCATCATCGTCGAGATACCAGTCTTCGGTATTTTTCTTTTCAACAAGCAAGTGAGTGTCAGGCACCGCTTGAGCTCTGCCTACTGCCATGAAATATTGAGCAATCTCCCAAGCCAAAGCTGTTGAGCCTTTTTCATATCCACCATCCTCGCGCTTGTCTAAGTAATAGCACTTAGCATCTGCCCAATATTCAAAAGCTTCTCGTTCAGTCATTTTCATGATTCAGCTCCCGATTTGCTTGGCACCTTGTGAAAGTACATCCAATGTGTTGGTGGGTCTCTTTCAAAATTAGCCCAAATATGATTTAAGTCTTCATCACATGTCATGTAGTCACTTTCTGGTTGAACGTCTGGTGAGTCCGACCAACAAATTAAAACCATAGTGTCTGCTGGTGGCTCTTCATCTTCGACGCTGATCCAAGTTGGCATTACCTGAGCTTGTGCTTTCATGAAAGTTACAGCTTTTTTCCACATTGCCCAACCACTATTAACGCGGTGGTAAATTTCTAAAATATCCTCTTCACTTAGTTCGATTTTGATACCATCAGCTATTTCAAAACACCCACCAACCATGTCAAATTCAAGGACTTCTAAATGATTTGGAAGCCAATATTTTTCTTTAAAGAATGGTAATTGTTCCACCCAAAATGCTTGTTTAGTTTTTAAATCAATCATTCACGCCACCATTTTATAAATACGTTTAACTTCGTGATTCAGCTCATCCATTGCTGAGCGACCTTCTTTGAAATACTTCAAAAGCATTAACTTGTAGCGCTCTTGAGCTGCTTTGTTCATCTCACCTTTATCGGTCAAGGTGAGGGTGGCTTTATTGCCTTTAATCAGGTTTACACCTTGCGGTGTACCTCTTCCGCGATAGCCAGCATTAACGTTGAAAACTATGAACTTCTCGAAAAGCTGCTGGGGTAGCAGCTTTGGCTCGAAAAGAAACTCTGGAAAAGTCTGTTTCGACATTAGAAAGGTTCCTCCGGTAAATAATCAGGTTCATTAACTGGTGGATTTTCTAATTCAAAACGACGTTTTTTTACGAAACCCATGAGCTTAGGTTGAATTTCTAGGGCACGACTTGCCACATCAATTTCAAGAGCATCCAATGTAGTAAGATCTGGTGCATTCTGGATCTGAACCATTAATGATGGTGGCTCACTCTCTACAGGCTTTTCATCTGCAAGTTGAGTTAAACGCTTGTGAGTTGCTTGAAGTAAAGGCTCCATTTGTTTGTCAGACCATGCATGGGTGTAGCGATAAACAGCATTTACTTCGGCTGGTGTTTTAGACTCTTTAACACGTTGCAGCAGGGTATCAAGTGTCTTTTGATATTCAGGATCTACTTCAGGTTCGTTAGTAACTGGAACTAATAGGTCCTCAGAAGAGGAAACATAAGACCCTTCAGTGATAACAATCGCAGTGTCTAAAGCAATAGCCATATTTTCTGGAAGATCTTCGGCTTTAGTTACCTCAACTTGTTTTTGAGTCGAAGCCTTTGAAGATCTTTTCCCTCGTTGATTTTTAGGCTTATCATTAAAACCATCTTCAACATCTATATGGTCAATAACTTGACCAAAAATCGCACCTAAGGCTTTTAGTTGAAGCACTGCATTTTCTGCATCGGCCTGAGCAAAACCATTCAAAACGCTATAATAGATTTCGCAATTTTCAGGATGAAACTTAGTTCTTAAAACACGAGTTGGTGTGACGATAAAAATCTCTTGATCATCTTCAACTTCATGAGCAACTAAAGGCTTGGTAAATTGGATACCTGCAAGTTCCATTAATTCGGCTTTAATGCAAAATTCATAACCCGGCATAACAAAAATAGTAGCTGGGTAGCTTTCAAGTGTTTTGAAATCGTTTTCAAATAACTTGCTGCATAGTACTTCTTTGCCGTTTTGTAATGCGTTAAATGCTTCTTGAGCTGAAATTAAATTTGTCATGTTCTTATCCTTGTAATGCCTTGAGTACGTATTTATCTATGTCGTCTTGTCTTAACAGCCAAGCAACATAATCAGCAGGTAGATCCTTAATTTTTGCCCCTTTGTATTTACCAAAAGGCATGACAGTCGGAACTCGAGCATGTTCAGATGCAAGGTAGAGCGATTGCATATCTTTAAGGCCGAGATTCTTACAAATATGGGTTAATACAAAGCCTGTTAAAAATACGTCCTGCTTTGTATTGTGGGCATTGCGAATGCTTTGACGGGCTTTTTCACTACCCTTAGTCAGCATGTAAACTAATGCTGAAATGTTATGAGCTTCTTCGGGCCAGACCATTCTTGAAAGGGCAAGTGTGCAAATAGCCTTCGCATTAAAATCTTTATGAGCTAATCGAATAGCTTGAATGTCATAATCAATATTATGGCCAATGATGAATTCACATTCCGGAGCACGGAAAGTTTCATAACTTGGCTTGTCTGCAATGTCGCTTTCAAGAATGTGATGAATAGCCATAGCGCCGTACGCAATTGGTTCTGGACAGGAGAAGTATTCATCAAATACTTCTGCCTTATTTACAACTAACTTCCCATCAACAAAAGAACAAGGAGCATGAGCAATCTCAATTGGATATCCATGCAATGTATGTGTTTCAGTATCTAAAATAATCGCTTCCATTATGACCACCTATTAATACGGAAGATCGTCGTTATAAGATGGGCCGTTATCTAATAAAAGCGGCACATCATCATAATTATTTTGATATCCATGTCCGCCTTGGTTATATCCGTTATTGGAGTTTTGGTTATAACCACCACCAAAATTATTATTTTGCTGATAACCACCATTATTTTTAGGTTTACGAGTGGTAATCGGGTTAGACATCAGATTAGCTAAAGACTTAGGCAGGGCCTCAGGAACTGTTTTACGATCAAGTAGCTCTTTAGCCATTAATTCACTTTGAGCATGGAAGCAAGAGAAGAAATTCATTTGGAATTTCCATTCACCTTTACCATTTTGATAGTTTTCGCGCTGCAATAAGAAACCAATTCGAGCGTTTGCAACCTCTGGTGCAACCACACAGTTCATCATTTCGCGTTTACCTGAATCAAAATTGTATTTTTCAATCTGGCGATTTGTCGGTGTAAGACCTTTAACACCTATACATGCAAGCAAAGCATTAATTTTATGAACACCACTGAGTGGGGTGCCATCAGCTTTCTCTGTATAAATTGTCAAAGAAGCAGATTGTTTTGAATCTGTTTCAAACTCTATTTCAAACCCTGTAGTTCCAGAATTTGCTGTGACAAACTCCATATGTTTAATGAGACCGATATATTTACCTGCCTCTTCGATGCGGTTACCTGTGTCTGCTTGTTTTGCTGATTCAGGATTAAAGCCAAATGATTTGTATTGTTGAGTCATGGGTAGCTCCAATAAATTAATAAATGTTTAAGCAGTTTGATTTTGTGATTGAACTTGTGGGTTGGGGATGCCATAAAACTCACAAATGGCAACATCCACTTCATTTAAATCGTTTTCGATATGGTCACTTGCAAAGAGGTCCATAGGCGCTTTAACAGTTGAGTAGCCGCTGTTTTTGGTTTGAAAGATGTATTGATCATTAACCACGGATGTTTGAAGGCAAATGGTAACCATGCCCTCAAGCGTGATCTTTTCATCCAACATTTTTCCGATGGTTTTAATTTTAGTTTTTCCTTGGCCATCCTCTTCGGTGTGGCTTAAGAGGTAGACGCGCTTATGGTCGTGAGCATTGATTGCTGCATTGAATACATCCCAAGCATTGCGGCCAATCTCTGTGAACTTATCAAAACTTTTTTCAGTACTACGTCGCATAAACTCATTTGCCATCACATACTGAAAGTCATCAATAATGATGATTGGTCTCTTTGACCCATTGATCACATTGATAATGAATTGCGGATTATCAGAAACAAGAATTGAACCCTGTTTGTTTTCGGGTGTGATGTATGTCCAATTAGGTGAGCGAAATGGCAGTGGTTTTTTAATAACCTGAATCAACAATACGTGCTGCGGATTGAGGTTTCTTAAGCTTGTCGACTTACCAGTACCAGATTGACCAAGAATTAGGGTTGCTATACTCATTATTCATTCCTCATTATTCAGTATTCATTAATTTTTTTAGAGCTATCTTGAGCCAGTGAAGCCGCGCTTTTGCTTGTAAGCATTACGGTCGTACGCGGGAATATTTGATTCACGAAGATCGATAGCTAATTTCTTTTTGCGTTGAAAGCTGATCTCTTGGGTGAGAACTTCCCATACTGCTGGGCTATCTTTTTTGAAGTTTTCAACGTTTAGAGGCGTCTTAACTTCTTTGATGATTTTGTACAGCACGGTGCCATTTGCATTTGAAGCAAATACTTGCCAGCCGATACGTACTGAATACAAACCAGTGTTGTCACGGCCTAAATATGACTTGTAGCCATCTGGGTGTTTTTTGAAATTAGCCATGATTAAGCCTCCACCAACTTATTACGTTCGATGAAGCCTTTTAGAAGGGCATTGATATTGCGGTGATCGTTGTAATCAGTGAAATCGCTGTAAGACTTACCGTTTACATCGGTGATTTCATTAATTGTGAGCTGAGTTACATCTACAGCAGTGAACTCTGAGCCTTGTACGCCGTAACTATCTGGATGAGCCTCAAAGTCAAAGCTAACGTTTACTCGGAAGCCATCAAGTTTGATAACGGCAACGCCTGAAGTTTTACCTGTGATTTTTGCAGTCTGTACACCATATGCACTAGGTTGCGTTTGCGGTGTGAATTGCGTGTTTGGTACGTAGCTAGATTGAGCTGTCTTGTATTCGCAAGAAGCTAAACCAGCAATCAAAACTAAAGCTGTAAAGCCCGTAACTTTGATTTGGTTGAAAGGAATTGCATTTACGTTCATACTTATCTCACTCATTGAGTAAAAGCACGCAGGTTTTAGTCGGTCTAGCGTGCTTTTTATTAAGGAATGAGTAAAGAGTACTTTACATATTATTTACTGTAAAGAGGTATTTACAAATTATTGTAAATTACACTAAACAATATGTTTTAATAGACAAAAGAAAACCCACCGTGGTGGTGGGTTGGATGGAGTTTGTTATGAGCAAAAAATCTAGAAAAGCAGCACGTTTCAATTTACTAAAACCTAAGGAAAGTGATTTTGCAAATAAAGATATAAAGCAAAGAATGTTAGATATTGAAGCTGCAGATGAATTTATTAATATACGGAAAGTGAGAAAAATCACGGTTCTGATTTGTGAAAGCAAAGTGCCTCAATTTGAGAAGCACATGGCTAATTTCTTTATTAAGCACGGGTATAAGGCAAATATTATGGATTGAGCTTCGGCCATATATCTAACGCTTGATCAGCTGACTGCTCCTCATACGCCTCATTAATCTTTTTAAGAGCTTCTGTATATTCATAGATCCATAATCCAGGATCTGTAATATCAAAAGCGCTTTCATTCTTAGATCGTTCATTAATAACGGCTTTGGTAAGTTCTAGTGCTAAGGCCTCTTTCGATTCTTGTCTCACAATTTTCTCCACCCGATATGTTCTAAAGGGCCGTGTCGGGTCACGGTTTCAATTACACAAAAAGCTGAATGCGCTTAAAATTTTTATTAGCATCAATATGGCTTCTATAAAATTTATCTTTATCTTTTGAATCAACAAATTCTTTGAATGTGCTTGATTCAAGAAGTCTGTAAATAAACCTTTCACCTGTTCTAAGTACTACCGTCAATAAGAAATGTTGATAGAGAACATGACTGATATTGCGGGAATTAACTTCAATTTTTTGCATATCGTGGATTCCATTTCATATCCCTAGGACTTCTTTAAGCCCAATCCTAATCTTTTTTAATTAAATTTCTTGTTGCCCTGAAAACTCAATTCTTGATAAGTAATCAATTGGTAGGGCTAACTTTTCACCAGTAATAGTTTCAAAATGAATCCATATCCCATCAGCTTCATTTTCAAAATTCACACTTAGCAGTTTTACTAAATTGTAGGGCTCAGCATTCCCCATCATTATGATGTTAAATCTGTGATCCTCACGAACATAGGAGATAAGCATTTGATGTATAGCCATCTGCTCAGGGCTTGTTAGACACCTATATTTGTGTAGCTCAGGTTGATGATATTTCTTCCCCATAATGATTTACTCGTTTGAATATTTTTCTAAAAATTCATCAATCCAGCCTTGTGCCTGATCTAAATTGCTTATATCTACCAGTTTTAGATTGGTACTTTCTGCCTCGTTAAAGCCCTCAATAATAGCCTCAAAGATATTTGCTTCACTAATGACTTCTCTTGCCATTTCCGCAGCATCATAGCTCTGCTTGGCTTTTTTAAGGGAGGTTATTTGTTTATCAATTCCTGCACCAATTTTTCCTAATGCCAATTTGAATTCTTGACGATTGATCGTTAGCGCAGTTTTTGATTTATTAAGTGTTGCGATCATTATGTTCTCTTTTTTAATAAATTTTAATTACACAGCTCGCTAAAACAGGCGAGCAGATCAGTAAGTTGCGCCGGGTTCACAGTTTTAATAACCATTAGGATGATCTTGTCTATGCTGACTTGGCGGAACGATATCAGTAATAGCTGTAATGCTCTCAACCTCATCCATACCAAAGGTAAGACGCTCACCACCATTTACCGCAATAAGACTTAACACATCATTCTGTATACCAATGAATTCCTTAATTGTGCATCGTCCATCTTTTAAGCAGACTTGAACAAATTCCATTGGTACAAGTTCCGCATCGGGATCGCATACCACATACCAGCCATTACGAATAGCTGGAAACATTGAGTCACCAGTACCCTTTATGCCATATGCATTTGCTCCAGCAGTGTGAGTGGGGATATAACCATCACCAGCATTTCCATCATATCCCATATCTGTGAAATACCCATCCATTCCCATCTTTGAATAGGCTTTAACAGGAACATATCTTTTTTGAATAGGGAATGGCTTTATTGGGGTTTGAATAAATTTAACGGCATCTTCACTATCTGGAATATTGTACTTCTGCTTAAAAGCTTCAATATCTAGAACATTTAATTGTGCACCACTGCCATCCAATTGTGTGGCAATCATTTTATTGCTTTGTCCAGCAAGCCAATCTTTAGAAACACCTAAAAACTCGGCAGCTTTAACTAAATTTGACCCCTCTAATTCTTGGGTTGGGCCATTTACCCACAACCCAACATTAGCTCTGCTCACGCCCGCAAATCTAGCCAATTCAGTATTTTTGAATCTTTTTCCTGTTGTAGATTCATAGTGCTTTATAGCTAAAGACATTCGCTCTTGAAGAGTGCTCATAGTGTAAATCTCATGGCTATTGCCATAAACGAAATGTAAAGAAATCTTAACTTCTCATTTGTAAAGCTTGCTAAACTTTTATTGGTAAAGTAGACTTGACAAAGTAAAGTTGAAATTGGAATTAATTATGCGAATTGAGATGAAAACATCAGATGTTTTGGCTCGGTTCAATGCGCCAAAAATCGCAAAACTATTAAAAATTAGCCGTCAAGCAGTTTACCAGTGGGGTGAATTTGTACCCGAAGCTGCTGCATTCAAGTTGCTTGAACAAGAACCAACACTACCAGTTAAGAGGGTGTCATGAGTCTTGAAAAAGAAGATCTTCGTTTGAAGATGCTCCCAGACATGATGGAGCGATTGCGTCTTATTGCAGACGTTAGAGGGAATGATTATGCACATCAAGCAATTGTCCTTTTAGAAAAAGCAATCATGGGTGATTACCACGAAGTTAGCTTAATGCTTGAAAGAGCTAATAAAAATAGGAAGAAAAGGGAGAGCTTGGGAATACTTGGGCGGGTTGGGGTAAATCCTGAATCTCAAATCCTAGAAATTAAAAAAGCCTGATGGTCGAGATCAGGCTTTTCAATTCATCAATACGGAAACCAATGAATATGCAAACTAATTTATCAAATCAAATAGCTAAATACAACTTACCAGATTTTTTAGTAGGTGATGTTGTTGTGATGGTTGGTGAGGATGACTACCACAATCTATTTGAAGTTGTTGGAAGGTCAAAAAGGCTTATCCATCTCAAGGGTATTGATTCTTTATTTTATGGTCGTTTGAATTTTCAAATCCGCACAGCAACAGTTGCAGAACTCAACGCTAAACGCCGCCTAATAAGTGCTGAGCAAGCATTAGCGGAGGTTTCATGAACAGCTTCACACAGCAAATCAAAGATTCTCGTCAGCAAAGTGAAACTCAGTCTTTTTATGAACCCGCATTACGTGTGCTTGGTCAATTATTTGAAATGAAAAAGCAAAATTTACGCAATAAGGGTTATGACGAAAATAATGCAGCAGTTACGAAGGTTGAATTTTCAGAGGCTATGGCTCGTCAATTTCGCATAACGCAATGGTTAGCACAGAGTGTAGTAGCTAGTCTTGTTAAGGCTGGGATGGTTGATTCATTTGGTGGCTATGTTAAGCCAAAAGGTGGCAAATCATGAGATATGCAGCAAGAAGAAACGAGGGAGCATCCCCCTCAAAAACACCTATCGAAAATGTGATTCCTCTGGAGCAACCAGTAAAAATCTATTCAGCCAAAGAGTTAGCATCTATGCCACTTTCTGTCATGAATGCCGCCATAGAAGCCCAAGAACGTTTTTATCTGCTTGAAGAAACTACACATATGGGGGGGCAAGCTATAACTGTTCGCCGTCTCATGGAGGGTGGACACAAGCTAATTCAAGTGAAAGAAAAGTCTCGTACTCGCTACAAAATCAACAACGAATTTATTCCGCCAAGAATTATCCGACAGTTGGAAATGCGTGGACTTGTCAAATTGGAGACAAAATCACATGAGTAATTTCGTACCCAATTCATTCCAAGTTCCTAATGCTTTTGTAGATGAGGTTTTAAATAAAATCTCTGATGCATCATGCAAAATTTACTTGGTTATTTGCCGTAAAACACGGGGCTGGAATAAGGAGATGGATTCCATCTCTTTGTCTCAATTTGAGGAAATTACAGGGAAGAGTAGACCGACAGTTGTTAAGTGTTTAAACGAGCTTGTAAAGGTCGGTTTAGTCGTGGAACAACCAAGCACAATTCACGGAAATACCTTCAAATTAGGTAACGATACTAGCGTTGGTTTGATGGTTAAATTCCCTAGTAAAAAATTTTTACTGCCTAAAATTTATAGTCAAACTAGTAAAAATTCTTTACCACTGCTAGTAAAAATTTTTAACCAGACTAGTAAAAATATTTTACCGCTACTAGTAAAAATTTTTAACACACAAAGTATCACTATCAAAAACAACTCTCAAAGTATTAAAAAAATAAATAAAAAAAGTGAGTCTGTTTCTGAAAAACCTAAATCAGAAAAACCAAATGATTTTAATCCACGTTCAGTTGAACTGCCTGCATCAGTAGATTCAGAGCTGTGGAACAATTTTGTTGATATGCGTATCAGCATTAAAAAACCACTTTCTGAAAACGCCGTTAAGTTAATCCTTAAAAAACTTAAATCGTTTGGTCCATTGGCAAACCAATCTCTTGAAAACTCAATTATTGGAAATTATCAAGGCGTGTTTGAACCTCGCCAAAATCTGATTCAAGAAAAAACACCTTCTCAAAACATTCCTGAAGAACCGGGCTATTTCACTCAAATGTACGCTGAAGGCAATCGTTCAAATGTGATTGATGTGACGCCAGTACAGCACGATTTTGGAGGCTATTAATCATGACTGAACTAGCGCCTTTTGAGAGTTATTTGAAAGAACTGATCGCTGCATACAGAACTAAGTATGCGGTTCAATTCAACAAGAACTTTCCAGTTGAAGGCAAGAATGCAGTTCCGATGCAAATCGTTGAACAACAACTTGCTAAAGCATTGTTTGGGGTAACTCCTAACCAGCTACAAAGAGGCCTAGCGCTATTTTATGCAAGTGTTGACCGTTACATGCCTAACTTTGCTGAATTCCGCGCAATGTGCATGGGTGATGACTGGTGGAGTGCTGAGAAAGCATGGGTGAAAGTTTGTGAATACACTCAAATTTCTAATCACAAAAAAGTAACTTTGCCAGATGGTAGAGAGCAAAACCAAGAAATTACGACCTTGGCCAAGTTTGTATTGGATCAGGTCTATTCACTCATCCAAGACGGTGAAATGTACAAGGCAAAGAAGGAATTTATCAAGGTCTATGACGAATACAAGGCTGAAGCGCAGTTAAAGGGAAAAATCCAAGCTTGGTATCAAGAACCAATTTTATTAGCACAGAAAAATGGGCAAAAGGAACATAAACCAGTTTCAAACGATGAGGCGCAAAAGCATCTCAATTCATTGATGGACCGTTTAAAAATCAATGGGCGTAAACCTGCACCAGTGCAAAAGCTTCAAGCCAAGGAAAAAGAGCCTGAAATCAAACAAGAGTTGGGACCAGATCCTTTTGACAATCCACATGAATATGCAGAAATGTGCCGCCGTGAAGGTATGCCAATCCCTAAAAATATTCTTCAGCTCATTGAAGGGGTAAATCTATGAAAAAGCGTCAACAGAAGAAGCTAAATAAGAAGGCCATGGATTTGTTAATTAGTTTTGGTTTATGCCATCCAGATGATTTTGAGACATGGGCAAATGATTGGGTGTTGCACATTCATTATCAAACATATGACGACGGTTGGGATGATGAGGCAGAACCATTTAATTACTTAACTGGTTTAGTCCAAGACAAATTAATTGATTACATACAGGTTGAAGATGATTCAGAGCTTGGCTTTCACGTTCAAGAGGTTTTCAAGCGTTCTCTTGATTTAAGCGTGAGAGATGTTTTCTCAATATTCAGAAGTTCTTATGGGGCGAATGTATGAAATTAAATAAACAACAACGTGCTGAGCTCAAGAAGAAGTTTGGCGGCCATTGTGCCTACTGTGGGGAAGTGCTTGGTGATAAATGGCATGCAGATCATTTGGTAGCAGTAGTTCGTGATTTAACTACAGGTAAGCCAGAAAAGCTTGAAAACGACACATACGAAAACTTAATGCCAGCATGCACTGCATGTAATCACAACAAGCGTTCATTGTCTTTAGAGTCGTGGCGAAATCTTTTAGCTCATTATCGCGATATTCAAGTTCCTCGCGATTGCTCGCAGATCCGCCACTTGATGCGCTTTGGTCTTGTTGAGTTTATTCAAAAGCCTGTCACGTTTTTCTTTGAATCATATGAGGTTAGCAATGGATAAGTGTAGAGAAGCGTTTCTAAAAGATGTAGCTGAAGTGGTTCCTTGTTGGTGTGCACGAGAACTACAACATTACGAATATGACGCAAAGGCTAATTGTTTCAGGTTTGAGGGTCATGGGAAGTTTTCAAATTACACGCTTGCTCTAAATAACATGTGGTGCATTTATCAACACCAGCAAGCGAAAGTGGATGAACTTGAGAAAGAATGGCTTGAGATGAATCAAGAGCTAGAAAAAGAAATCCAAGTTGGCTTTGAAGTGAATAAGGAGAATAGAGAGCTACAAACGCGGATTGAATGGTTAGATGGGCTAAAAAACTCATTAAATGAATTAGCTCAAAAGTACAGATCTGAAGCACATGAGTTAAGTCTAATCAGAGATTTTGAAAAGTCTCAGATGTATAGCCATTTTGCGAGGGAATTGGATCAACTGCTTAAGGGGAGTGCTTGATGTCATCAATGAGCCTTGCTGATTACAAACGTCTTTATGCAAAACCACGGAGCAAACCTAAGCGCCGTGCTTCAGTAAAAAAAGAACGTGTTGTGAGTGAAGGTGAGGCAACGCTTGTACAGCACTTAAAAACACACAAGATCGGCTTTGAACAGGAATACAAATTCCATCCAACACGTAAATGGAGAGCAGATTTTTTAATTACAGGTACAAAGATTTTGGTAGAGGTGGAAGGCGGGATCTGGAGCGGAGGTCGCCATACAAGAGGGAAGGGGTATATCGGAGACATGGAAAAATACAACGAAGCGGCAATGATGGGTTTTACAGTTTTACGGTTCAGTACAGAGCAAGTTAAAGCAGGCGTGGCGATTAAACAAATTGAGCAATTGGTGGGATGATTATGAATATGCCAGTACAACAACACATTTTACAAACAGTCGATTGGTCTAAATATAGTTTTGAGGAGTGGTGCCGTCAGCTTGGTGCTTGGATCAATGGTGACAATGAAACCATGGTGATGGTTGTTAAAACCATGCCAACTAAACGCATCACTCAAAAACAACGTGAACAATTAATGGCTATGTATATGAGCGATGATAATTTAAAAGATCGCTTGTGTACTCGTCGTAAGGGCACTTGCTGTCAGTTAAATGATAACGAAGCACGTGCAATCCATAGATTGATACTTGATCTTCAATCTATAGATGATGAGGTACTTCAGGAGTGGATTGGGGCGATCTGGTGGCATTACGTTATGGGTGAGTCAATTCGTGATATTGCAAAGAGTAGTGATACATATGGTTCGCAAATTCAACAGGACATTAAATGTGGATTAGCCTTTATCAAGTCACGTTATCCGCATTTTCAAATTGAAAAGTTCATCAAGATAGTAGTTGTGGAAAATCAATCTTCTTGACTGTAAATACAGGGTATGGCATATTCATGTTACAGTGTTCGAAGTGTAAGTAAAGAACTGGTTTTAAAGCTCATCATTTGGTGGGCTTTTTTGCATTCTATGGTATAAAAATATCTCTTATTAAGGAGATAGAGATGTTTTATTTTTATAGTGATCAAGTTATTAATCTTTCGGCTATTGCTCATATTTTAGTGTTTGAAAGCGAAGCGTCTGTGAAGATTCATTTTATGGGGGTTGAAGAACCTTTGTATGTGAATTTTGGTAGCAATCCAAATTTGCAAAAGTTCTTATCTAAACTTAAACATCCAGGATAAGATTTAATTACCTCCTTCGGGAGGTTTTTTTAATGGTGGTAATAAATGGATTCTAAAGAATACTTTTGGCTTACAAGAAAAAAAGAACCTAAAAACAAACCCAAAAGTAGACCACTGCCTAAAGCAACACAGAAGTACTTAGAAGCAGAAGAGGAATTTACTGAAACTTTAGATAATCTGGGAATTAAGTATGAAAAGAAATTCCAGTTTAAGTCTACAAAGCATTGGCGTTTTGATTTTCATTTAATTGAACATCGTATTTTAGTTGAAATTGCGGGTGGACCTTGGTCAGGTGGACGCAAGGGTAAGCTTAAAAACAAAGCATGGAGCCTTGATCGTTACGATGTGGCTGAAGAGATGGGTTATACCGTAATTCGCATAGAGACAGCATCAAGATGCCGTATTGACGAGTCTGGACCTTTGCAGTTACGGACTGAATACGCTAGTCAGTGGCTAAAAAATTTAAAGAGGCAAATATTTAATGGATCAGATCAGACCATTTCCTCCAACTGATTTTATTGACCAAGCAGATGAAGAGGAAGCAACCCGTATAATTCCTGCACCGGATTTAAAGAAGTGGGTTATTTCTAACTATTTAAAAATTGGTGGACCTCTTCATAATCCGGATCATGATCATATAGCTGAGCTACTTCATGACAATGAAGAGTTCTTAGCATTTGCCTGGGCTTCAACTGCATTTAAAAGTAAACAGGCTATGGTTTTAGGTCAGTGTGAAAAGGTTATGTTTAATGTTGGCGGCTGGAAGAAAGCTCGCCAGGAACAACAAATGCGTGATTGGTTTGGTGCGGTACCAACTTACTTAATTACCGTCGATGCTTCATTTTGCGAGCGGGCTAACGATTCTGAATTTTGTTATTTGATTGAGCACGAGTTGTATCACATTGGCGTTATGAAAGATGAAGATGGCGAGATCCTTTATAGCGATAATACGGGCTTACCTAAGCACTATCTTGCTGGTCACGATGTTGAAGAGTTTATTGGTGTGGTTAAACGATGGGGCCCAAGCAAAAATGTTAAGCGGCTTATTGAAGTCGCCAAGAATCCGCCGTTTGTTTCGGATCTAGATATTTCAAGATGCTGCGGAAACTGTGTAATCAACTGAGCCTTGCGGCTCTTTTTTTGACCTGTTTGCTGTACGTAGCTGTACGAAGGGGAATTTATGGCAGCACTAAAAGAGCCTGTGAAAATATTTATTGTTCAAGCTCTTGCATGCCGTGATACCCCTCAAGAAGTGGTTGAACAGGTCAAGCAAGAGTTTGGTGTTGATATTAGTCGTAGCCAATGCGAATGCTATGACCCAACGAAATATTCGGGCAGAAACTTAAGTAAGAAATTTGTTGAGCTTTTTGAATCGACCCGAGAGAGATTTGATGAAGGCTTAATTGATATTCCAATTGCTAATAAGTATTACCGTCTGAAGCAATACCAAAGACAGCTTGATAGAACTAGAAATGTTAAAACAGCGCTAAAAATTCTAGAACAAGCTGCAAAAGATATTGGTGGACAATTTACCAACCGCCAAGAAATAACAGGCAAAGACGGCGGACCAGTTCAAACTGTTAATTCAGATGTGCCTGTTCCAATGGAAGAGTATTTAAAAGCGCGGAGGGAGGTCTTAGATGAGTACTGATGCGGCTCGGGATAAAGCCATCCGGATCGAGGCGCAAGAAGATTTATATTTCTTCACAAGGTACATGTTTAAGGAGCGCCGTGGTTATAAATGGATGCATAACTGGCACCATTTAGAACTCTGTGAGGCTTTAATGAAAGTCTATCGCGGAGAAACCAAGCGGTTAGTTATTAATTTACCGCCTCGTTATTCTAAAACTGAGATTGTCGTAATTAATTTTATGGCATGGTGTTACGGTAAAAAGCCTGATTCTGAATTTATTCATATCAGTTATTCCGCAATGCTGGCAGCTAATAATGCATTCCAAATTAGGGGACTTGTGCAAGAGGAAGCCTATAAGAAAGTTTTTCCTAATTTTGCTTTGAGAGATGACAGTAAGGCTAAAGACTTCTGGCGCACATCAGAGGGTGGTGTCTGCTATGCGACTGGTACTGGCGGTACCATTACGGGGTTCGGAGCAGGAAAACTAAGAGACGACTTTGGTGGCTGTATCATTATTGATGATCCACATAAAGCACATGAAGCATCTTCTAAAACAATTCGAGAAGGTGTGATTGACTGGTTCCAGAACACACTCGAGTCACGTACAAACTCACCTGAAACGCCGATTATCGTCATTATGCAACGTTTGCACGAAGATGATTTAGCAGGCTGGTTGTTAGGTGATCGAAAAGATGGTGTACCTGTAGCTGGTGGTAACGGAGAAGTCTGGGAGCACCTTTGTCTTTCAGCTATTCAAGAAGATGGTTCTGCCTTATGGCCTGCAAAACACAATATTCAAAAATTAAAGCAAATGGAGCAAGCTGCTCCTTATGTTTTTGCCGGGCAATACCGACAAATGCCATCACCGCCAGCAGGCGGTTTTTTTAAGCCTGACAATATTGAAATTGTGGATGCTTTACCTGCGGATGTGGTGAAGCAGGTGCGAGCGTGGGACTTTGGTGCAACTGAGAATGAAGGTGACTTTACAGCAGGTGTTAAGGAAGCTTTAGGTGCAGATGGCTATACGTATCTTGTTGATGTAACGAAAGGACAGCTTGGTCCAGACAACGTTAATAAGCGGTTAAAGCAAACTACTGAGCTAGACGGCAAAAACGTCACTGTTCGTATCCCTCAGGATCCTGGTCAAGCAGGTAAATCACAAGCTAGCGCTTTTGTGAAGCTTCTAGCTGGTTATAGCGTGATTGCTAAGCCAGTCTCAGGTGACAAGCTAACAAGGGCACAACCCTTTGCTGCTCAGGTTAACGTGGGAAATGTGCGAATGCTTAAAGGTGACTGGAATAAGGCTTTTATTGAAGAGCTTCGAAATTTTCCTAACGGAACAAATGACGACCAGGTTGATGCTGGTTCTGATGCTTTTAATGAATTACATGAAGGCTTTGAAGTCTTCTTTGCTGATATGGGGTTTGCTCGATGAGTGACGTAACTTTTAAACATCCTGACTATGTTAAAAACTTGCCTTATTGGCAAAAATTAGATGATGTTTGTGAGGGTGAGGATGCAGTTAAAGCTAAAGGTGAAAAGTACTTACCTAAGCCTAATGCACATGACAAAACGCCAGCAAATAAGAGCGCATATCTTGCTTACCTTATCCGTGCTGTCTTTTATGAAGTTACAGGTACTACGTCAAATAGTTTAGTCGGTGCTGCATTTGCCACAGATCCAAGCTTTAAGTTTCCCTCTGAGCTGGATCATTTAGAACGTAATGCAAACGGCGCAGGATTAAGTGCTTATCAATTGGCACAGACGGGTATTCGCCATTTATTGAAGCACTACCGATGCGCTCTATATGTTGACTATCCGGAAGTTACACCGGCTCGAAACCTTGCAGAGTTTAAACAGCAAAAAGCCTATCCGATGATTCACTTATTGAATGCCATTGATGTAATCAATTGGGATTCAATGATGATTGATAACCAGAAAAAGCTTTGCTTAGTGGTCATCCGTGAATTTACTTCTGAACGTGGCAATGATGGTTTCAGCAAAACAGAGGTAGAGCAGTACCGAGTTCTTCGTTTAGAACCTGATAGTGAAGAAAATTACATCTATACAGTTCAGGTTTACACCAAAGGGGATAAAGGTACTTGGATGGGGGGAGAAAAGAAGTCACCAACTGATTATAACGGTGATACCTGGTCATATATTCCTTTCACCTTTGTGGGAGCTATTGATAACTCCGAAGAGATTAAAAAGCCTCCCTTGCTCCCATTAGCTAATCTTAATTTAGCTCATTATAGAGATAGTGCGGACTTTCAAGAGTCCGTTTTTTATATGGGCCAACCACAGTTTTATGCAAAGGGAGTCAATTGGGCTTGGTACGACGAGGCCAAAAAGCGCGGCATTTATATCGGTGCAAAAGTTCTATTACCTTTACCTGAAAACGGTGATTTGGGGATTGTACAAGCAGATCCAAACACTTTAGCTCGGGAAGCTATGAAGGATAAATGGGATCAGATGAAAGAGATGGGTGCGCGTTTAATTGAAAAGGGTTCAGCAGCCAAAAAGACAGCTACAGAATCAAACAGTGATGATGCCGTACAGCATTCGGTTCTTTCATTATGTGTTGTGAATATGAATGAAGCCTTCTCTATGGCTCTAAGATGGGCAGCTAAGTTTGTAACGCCTAATGTTGATGTTCTGACTAAAGATGACCTGATGTTCGAAATCAGCCAGGAATTTAACAAGCAAGGGTATCAAGCTGAACTAGCTCGTCAATTGTATGAGGCCGCTTTACAAGGCCGTTCTTCATTTAAATCTTGGTGGGAATATAACCAGACTGGAATGTTCCCAAAACAAAAGTATAAAGAAGAGCTGGACAACATTGAAGGCGAAAAAGACGGAACAGTGAATCTATAGGTAGGGTGATATGGCTAAAGATATTAAAAATCTTTTGGAGGTACTCACTCAACACCAGGCTTATCTTTATCGTGCTTCTTCGCAATCAGTAAATGAATTATTGGGTTTATTCAATAATGATACGAACGCAATGCTTTCAAAGCTTCGTGATTTATTGGATGAGCTTAGTGATTCAGAAAAGATTGCTTTGGCTGGAGGCAAATACACAACTTCAAATCTAAAGGAAATTAGAGATTTAATTTCCGTATGGTTTAGTAGTGTTAATACAAGCTTACCTGAAGCATTCGCCGTTTCAGCTACAGCTATGGCCGTTTACGAAGCTAGTTATATCGCCAAGTTATTCGGCGCAAAAATTAGTAAACCCGATGGTGAAAAGCTCTATTCAGCTGCTAAGAAAGTTCCCTTGGCTGGTGGAGCTCTTGTAGATGATCTCTTATCGAGAATTGCTGAAAGTGCCCGCCAGAAAGTTGAATACGCGATTCGTGATGGGATTAGCACAGGTAAAACAAACCAAGAAATTATCCAGCGTATTCGCGGTACCAAACGCCTTAATTTCGAAGATGGTCTGTTAAACAGCACTAAATCTGATATTGACCGTACTGTTCGGACTGTACGAAGTCATGTGGCTAATCAAGCTTATCTAGATAGCTATAAGAAGATTGGCTTTGAATATGTCCGATTTGTAAGTGTACTTGATGGAAGAACATCTAAGCTATGTGCTTCGCTTGATGGCTCAATTTGGGAAATAAACGACCCCGCCAAACGTGTACCGCCTTTGCATCCACATTGCCGTAGTATCTTGGTACCAGTGGAAAAAGATGGGCAATTAATTGGTGAAAGACCGTTTGTAATGGATGAACGACGAGTTAAAGACATCCCGAAAGATGAGCGCAGCCAATTAATAGGCCAGCTTGATGCCAATACAACTTTCAAAGAATTCTTTAAGAAAACAGATGATTTCTTTCAAAAGGAGTGGCTAGGGCCTAAGAGGTACAAACTTTATAAAGAAGGAAAGTTTGATTTTGAAAAGTTCTTTGACCCTGATGGGCGGTTATACACATTAGACCAACTTCGAAAGTTGGACGAGCTGGCATTTAAGGAGTTGGGCTTATGAGTGAATCAAGATATTTAGTGCTAAAGCGTCACCCGACCTTAAAAGGTTATTTAGTTATTTGTGATGAAGAAACTGGACTGCCGCTAGCTGGACAAAGGGCAGTACAGGTGAATTCTGATGCCTTAAATGGACCTGCAACTATTACTGTGACTTTTGAAGCTTATGGCGCTTATGGTGTTCGTTTAGTGGGTGAGGAACCCAGATTAACTCAAGCAAAGGAAACGTAGCGAAAGGTTATACAAATGGCTGAAAAACAAATCAATATGTCGGATGCTCAATACATTTTGAACACAAAATTAGTTTTGGTGCCTTTTCTTCAAATAAAGATTTCAAGAGCCATGTCGATTTATGGTTTTTCATTTGAAAGATTGAAAGCACTTACCCCACATTAATTTGAACTATATCTTTAGTAAAAGAGGATAAGCAAAATGTCTGAAATATCAGTTGCTGAATACGTGAAGAGAAAAGAAGAGCTAGAAAGAACACTTACAGGTCATATTGCTGAATTGATCAGTAAATTTGAAAAAGATACAGGCGTAAATGTACAAGATGTTTATGCGAATTTTTCTAGTGCCACATGCTTGGGCGGTTCAGAAAAACACTTTCTAACAGGTGTGACAGTTAAAACCTCAATTTCTAATTAACCCAATTTATTAATTCAATAGCACCTTAGGGTGCTTTTTTATTACTAAGAGGTTATTTGCTAATTTTTTAATAGATATAATGCTTGAGCTAGAATTAATTTAGGAAAATTATAATGAAATTTTTAAGTTTTATATTAGGTCTTACTTTTGCAAGCAATTGTTTTGCTTTAAGTAGTGAAGAATTTGAAAAAAAGTATCAACAATTAACTAATGATCTTACAAAAGCTATTATCAATAATGCTGCTGATTCTAGAAATTATGATGATCAGAAAGTACCAGAATCTGAAAAGATTAAATCTAAAAGTAGTTGGTGTAAGTTAAGTAAAACTAGGGTAACTCAACTTGATTTTGTAGTTAATAATTTTTCAGCTTATAAAGCGTTAATGAAGAAAAATAATATTGAGGACGAATCCAAATTAGAGGATATAAAAAAATTTCATGATAAGCAGCAAGAATCCTATTTACGGATGAAGGGTCTATTGAAAGATACAGATTATCCGTGTGACTAAGAGTTTTCTAAAATTATAAGCTGGAATAAGAATGAAACGAATTTTATTAATATGTAGTCTAGCTTTTTCAAGCAATATTTTTGCAGGTCAAAATGATAGCTTTGAAAATGAATATTTAAAGATTATGGAAGAGAGCAATATAGCTCAACATGCAGAGTTAAGATTTAAAGAAATAAGTAAAGGTAAGATTTTAACTCAAGCTGAAAAAATTGAATCGCAGCGTCTAAAGTGCAGTTCTTTGATGAATGAGTTTAAATTTTATGAGTTAGTAACTAAATATCCCAAAGAGTATGTAACTTATATGAAGAGACAAGGAGTAAGTGTTGATTCCAATCTGTCGAAAATTCATGATGAGTTAAGAGAGGTTAAACAAAAAATAAGTTTTAACGGATGTAATGATAATCAAGTCAATTACTAAATTTTTTAATTGTGAAATGAGCAGCCTAAGGGCTGCTTTTTTATTGCCTGCCGAAAGTTGATGCAGACGGCGAAACCGGGTAGATGCCCATTTTGAAAATATAGGTTGGATGACCCATGAAACTTAAAACAGTAACGATCGACGGTAAGGTATATGCGGAAGTAGAGGGCGATAAGCCTATCTATGTTCATGATGATGGTAAAGAGATGCCACATGATGCCGTTCACTCTGTAGCAACTATTGCACGTTTAAACAATGAAGCTAAAACGAATCGTGAAGCTAAAGAAGCGGCGGAAAAAGCCCTAAAAGCTTTTGAAGGAATCGATGATCCAACAGCAGCTAAGAAAGCAATTCAGACAATTCAAAACCTTGACGATAAAAAACTGGTGGATGCTGGTGAAGTTGAGAAAGTGAAAGCTGAAGCTATCAAGGCAGTTGAAGAAAAATATGCTCCTATTGTTCAGCAGCGTGATTCTCTAGAAGCTCAATTGCATGGTGAGCTTATTGGCGGTGGTTTTGCTCGTTCTAAGTACATTCAAGACAACATTGCAGTTCCAGTTGATATGGTTCAAGCAACCTTTGGCCAGCACTTCAAAATCGAAGAAGGCAAGGTGGTTGCCTACGACCAAAAAGGGGAAAAAATTTATTCCCGTCTGCGCCCTGGTGAACTTGCAAATGTTGATGAAGCTTTAGAGTCCTTGGTTGGTGGATACCAGCATAAAGACTTAATCCTTAAAGGTGGTAAAGGGAATGGCGGTGGTTTCCAAAGTGGGGGCAAAGGTGGAGCGCCTGCAGGTATGAAGCGTAGCGAGATGTCAGTATCTCAAAGAGCTGAATACATCAAAGAACATGGCCAAGATTCTTTCCTAAAACTACCAAACTAATTATTAAACATTTGGAGATAAGTAGTTATGACTACAGTAAATTCAGACATGATCATCTACAACCAATTGGCTCAAACTGCTTATTTAGAGCGTTTGCAAGACAATTTGAATGTGTTTAATGAGGCATCCGCTGGAGCGATTGTTTATCGCAACGAAATCATTGAAGGTGATTTTAGCAAAGATTCTTTTTACCGAGTGGGGGGAAGCATCAAGCATCGTGATGTGAACTCAAATGCTAAAGTTAACCCTGAAAAAATTGGCGCTGGTGAATCTGTAGGGGTGAAAATTCCCTATAAATATGGTCCTTATGCTTCTACTGAAGAGGCATTCAAGCGCCGTGCTCGTACACCTGAAGAGTTTGCAATGATTCTTGGCTATGATTTGGCAGATGCTTTAGTTGCAGGGCGTTTGCAGTACAGCTTGGCTTCATTAAAAGCAGCGATTACAAGCAATCCTGATATGGTTGCAAAAGGCAGTATCGCTGTAGACGGTCGTAAAGCATTAACACGTGGTATGCGCAAGTTTGGCGATAAGTTTGGCCGTATTAGTTTATGGGTAATGAATTCAGACACCTATTTCGATATTGTTGATGATGCAATCACTAAGCAGATTTATGGCGAATCTGAAATCGTTATCTATGGTGGTTTACCAGGTACTTTAGGTAAGCCGGTATTGGTTACTGATGCCGTAGGCGATGATGATGCATTTGGTTTGCAAGTGGGAGCTGTTACTGTCACTGAATCACAAGTACCAGGCTTCCGAGCTTACGACATTAATGATGAAGAAAACTTAGGAATTGGTATGCGTGCTGAAGGTACCTTTAACATGGATCTTCTTGGTTATAGCTGGGATACAACCAAAGGTATTAATCCTGATCTTTCTTTACTGGGTTCAAGTGCAAACTGGCTGAAACATGCAACCAGCAACAAAATGACTGCTGGTACATTGTTGGATTTGTCTGGTACGCCTTAAAACCTAAAACATCTAATTTTATTGGAGGGCTATTAAGCCCTCTTTTTTATTAATAAGAGAAAAGCATCATGAAATTAATCTATACACGTATTGCTGCAACTGCAGCTTCAGAAGCAGGGACCATTGCAAACCCTGACTATTATGAATATCCAAATCGAAGTGCTGAAGAGGTAATCATCTTTGGTGATTATCCAAAAATCCAAAATGATTATGAAGCTTTGGATATTCCAGTTGAAGTTCGCAAATTGGAAGAGCCTACAAAAACGACTTTGGCCACAGTAAATGTCTCGGTGGGAATTACCCCTGAGCTGCAAGAGGTCATTGATGAAACAAAAGCTGAGCGCCTTAAAGTTACGGAAGAAAACACTCAGCTCAAGCAGCAAGTTGAAATCTTAGAAAAAGGTGCTGGCAATTATTCAGAACTGCTATCGAAAAATTCACGCCTAAAAGATGATGTTATTTTAGCTAACAATGCCGTTAAAACAGCTGAAGAACAAACTGAAGTTGTGAAAGCTGAATTCGAAGCTTTTAAAAATGATGTTGCTGCTATGCAAGCGCGTATTGCTGAATTGGAAGCTGGAAAAGCGGCAGAAAATCCAGCAACAGAAACGTCGACAAATGATTTTGAAAGTTGGTCTAACGATCAATTAAAAGAATATTTGGCAAGTAAAGACATTGGCTACAAACCATCTGCAACAAAACCAGAACTACTTAAATTAATCCCAAAGGAATAATGAAATGAGCTTTATTACTGTAGATGACGCAAATTCAATTTTGGGCAGCGATTTTGCACCAGACAGTGATAAAGCTCGTCTGGTTCAACTTGCAAATGTCTGGATGAAAAAACGAATTGGATTTGTGCCGGATCCTATAGATTCACTTCTTAAAGATGCTGCTTGCGAAATCATTAAAGGCATTCTGGCCAAAGTAATTTATAACGGCAAAGAGCAGTTGCTTAAACGAAAGAAAGTTAAAGCTGATTCAGTCGAATCTGAAAAAGAGTATCAAGAAGGTACTGAAGTGATTTCTAGCTTTGAACAGATAGCTATTGATTATATTGATTCGCTTGATTTGAAAGATCCTAATGCAAGTTTTAATGGCTTCGGCATTCCACTTTACAGGGCATAAATAATGGGCTTACGTGACGAAATTCAGGCAGATATTGCTGAAGCATTTAATGAAGATTTAGCAGATGCCGTTCATACCTTTACATGTGAGCGGATTTCTAAAACGAATTGGGATCCTAAGACAGAAACTCATGTTGAAGTTAAAGAAAACTATTCAGGCCGTGGCGTTCTGTTTGGCTCATATAGTCAATATGAAATACAAACGCTTGGAGTGCTGGCCACAGATAAGAAAGCGACCGTGCTTCAAAATGAAGTGACTATGGTACCTAAAATGGAAGATGAGTGGGTTACACCCTTGGGGGCATTTCGTGTCAAACATATTCAACAGGATCCAGCAGCAACTATTTGGAAATGTCAGTTGAGGAAGGTTTAATGACTTGGAGCGTACATGAGTTTTATGACAGCATTCAGGTGGTACCTGATGATGATCTAAAACCACATTCATTCTTTCACTGTGAATGCCATCCAAAATATGAGGATGGCATTTTTATTCATAACGCATTTGATGGCAGAGAGGCATCTGAAACGCCTTTGCCTAGTTGATAGGTTAGACGATGGTTAGCACAGATTACGTTCCTTTATGGCATATCTCACCATTCCAACATGTTCAATACACGCTTGCTAGAAATCAGCTTCATATGGATCTGTTATTCGAAGACATGAATAAGGTTGATATGTTCTTGTCTGTTGAAGCTGCAGCGGCACAAGTTGATTTTTATTCTAATGGTGCGTATGCAGTTGTCCAACTTGGCGACACTTCAGAAAGAAATTTGATTGAGGTTTACGGATTGCTTTTACATGAAGCGGTTCATGTGTGGCAGAAGGTTAAAAAGCTCATGGGAGAAAAAGAGCCTAGTTCAGAATTTGAAGCATATTCAATTCAAGCGATTGCACAAGACCTTTTTAAAATGTATGAAGAAAGTGAGGTAAATGATGGGATGGAAGGGGAAAAAGCCAACTGATTTCAGTTTTGATGTGGCTAAAACAGCAGAGGAAAAGGTAAAGAAAATTACCATGGATGCTGTTCAGTCTTTAGTCGTTTCAAGTCCCGTTGATACGGGTGCTTATCGTGCTTCTCATATTGTTTCGATTGGATCTGGTGACTATGGTGTACGTGGGCCTGAAACAAATGCCGTGCAAGATGCAGCTATTCAAGCCGTTAAGTTTAAGCTGGGTAATTTGGTCTACATACAGAATAACCAACCTTATGCAGAACGTTTAGAAAATGGTTGGTCTGATCAAGCACCACAAGGTATTTATAACACTACCTTTACCTTTATTTCTCAAAAGTATGGTGGTTAAGATGGCAATGACTTTAGAGCAGACTAGGCAAGCAATTATCGATCGTATGCAAAGCTTTACTGGTATTGCCCAGGATAGAATCCAGTATCCAAATGCACCAGGCTTTACAGTGCCAAAGGAAGGCTTGTGGTGTCGTTTAAAGATAGCAGGCGGAGCCAGCTTTACTTCAGGTATTGCTGATAAACCTTGTACCCGTCGTACTGGTAATATCATGATTCAATGCTTCGATCGACTCCATACTGGAGAAAAAGCTCTGACAGTTCTGAGTGATGCATTACTCGCGCATTTTGAGTATTACTCGATTGATGGTTTAGAGTGTTTAAAGGGCGAATCGATTGACGCTGGGAAAGATGCTGACTTTGTGCAATACAATGTGACCATTGGATTTACGGTGAATTGATATGAATCATGAATATCAAATTAAAGCTAAAGGTTATATGGATGATGATAATTTTTACGCTAAGATTATAAGAGTTGAATTTAGGGTAAAATAAAGTGAAATGTATAAATAAAAAATTGATTCTACTGCCTTTAATTTTGATTTCACCTGTAACTATTGCCAATGATAAAACAAATAGTTTGCAAGAAGTTCTTAGCAAAGACGAAGGAGATCATTGTTTCATTTTGGCGAATAGAGCATTTTCAATTATGGGTTTGAGACAGGATGGGGTAAAACAAAACCAACTCATAAAATAACTTCGCTCAGTTGATGAAAAATACAATAAAAATGAAATTAATGAACTTATTCAAAAAGCGTATAAAGCCCCTATAACTCCAGATGTAACCGGGAAAATGGTGGTGATGTCGAATTTTATGAGTGACATCGAGCAAGAATGTATGCAGCAAGAATCTGAAATACAAAATTGAATATCTGACCCATAGAACAGTAGATTAAGCCAAAGTTCTCGATTGCTATCTTACTAGAAACGCAACCCAACAAAACCACCTCATCGGTGGTTTTTTTATTTTTACAGGAATCACTTATGAGCAATTTTTGTTTTAAGCGTGGTGACACATTCAACTTGAATTTGCAGTTGGTCGATGTCGATGATGCATTGCAATATCCACCTGATGATGTTCGCCGAGCCATCGACCTAACAAGCTATACATTTACATCACAAGTTAAATCATTGGTGGATGGTGCAGCAGTAGCCACATTGACTTGTGCTCCATTGAACCAAAGTACACAAAAAGGTTGGCTTAACGTGAAATCGGGAGCAAGCACAGCTGCATGGCCTCTGGGTTTGTGCCAAATGGATATTAAAGCCGTAGTTGGCGGTGTTATTCAACATACTGAAACTTTGACTTTTCAGGTGATTGATGGAGTAACAGCATAATGGCAAATCTAGTTTTTAAATTTTCATGGGATCATCGGCCATTTCAATATAACTCTGCTCAAGGTAAGCGGCAATTTATGCTGCCGTTTGCATCTGGTATTCCAAACTTAACACCTGATTGGACCCAGGTTCAGGGATTAAGAGATGCTGCTACTAAAGCCGTTGGTGAGCAAGTTGGCAATGTAATGCAAGTTGGTGCATTTGGATGGGGTGTTTCTTCGCCTATGGTCACTGCCAGTTCAAGTGAAGCAAATGACAAAAAAGTAAATTGTATGTTTGCAACACCTTCAGAGTGGGCTGGCTCAGTCTCTCCTGGTGCAGTTGGATCTAATCAGGGTATATGCATTAACTTGGCAGCATTATCTGGAAATTATTGTATTCAACTTTGGAATCCCATTCAGTCTTATAACCCCCAAATTAGAATTAAAAATAACAACGTGTGGGACACTTGGTCAAAAATCTATTGTTCAAGAAATACCACAGTTGATGCTAATGGATTTATTAAAGCAGCCTCGCCAATAGTTAAATTATTTAGCGATCATATTGAACTAAATGAAGAAGCATATAAACAACCGATTGAATTTGAGAAAGTCGATGTGGGTGAGTATCTGCTTAAAGGTTCGTTAGGTTTTGCTCTGGAAGGTTGGTATATCGAAGTGCCAAAAGATGCTAACGGAAATACAATCGTTGCTGTGGTGTATGACACTCTAGAAAATGGCGACATTTCAATTAAAACCTGTAAACGTAAATTTGATTTTGAACTTGCAGCAGTAGTTGCAGATCTCGACAACCCTATCGAAATTCCAGAAGCACGTTGGATTGATATCCGACTGCATGAAGAGCCAGAATCGGAGTCTGAAGAACTGATGAGTGAAACTCCAGTCGACTTCCAGCTAACTAACTTATCAGAAGCAGTAGCTGCTGCCATGGTCGGTATAGCACCGCCAGAACTCTCAGAAGAAACCCAGTAAAGACCCGCTAATTTAGCGGGTTTTTTACACCCTCTATTTTTACCAACCCGCTTATGAAGCGGGTTTTTTTATGCCTAAATTTTGGAGAACTATAAATGAGTTCAGGCGCAAAAATTCGATTATATGCTTGTGAAGAAGCAGTATTAGGGACGACTCCAGCAAACCCAATTTGGTATACAGTTCGCCGTGTAACGGATGGACTTTCTGAAAACGTCTCTACTGAAGAAAGTAGCGAAGTTGTTGATTCACGTTATCGTCAAGGTGGTGTAGTAACTGAAGCTGAAGTAGCAGGCCAGTTAGAGTTTGAATTATCTCTCGGTACCTTCGATCTATTCTTAAGTGCCTTAGCCTTTAATAACTGGGCGACAAATAGCTTAACAATTGGCGGTACAGTCCGTAAATCATTAACATTAGTGAAAGTATTTGAAGATGTTGGACAAATCTTTATTTACCGTGGCGTTCAGGTTAATACTGGTGAAATTACGATTCAGACCACTGGCAAAATTACAGGTAACTTTGGTTTAGTTGGTAATTCATTTACCCGTCAGCAAGTAAACCCAGTTACGAATCCAGTAGCAGCATCAAGCCGTCCATTGGTTAGCATGCCAAACGTTGAAAACTTGCTAGTTAATGGCCAGTCAATTCAAGGTAAAGCGTGTATGCAGTCACTTACGCTTTCAATCAATAACAACCTCGAAGCGATCCGCTGTATCGGTTCAGGCAAATACACTCCAGAGTTTTACTTAGAGAAGATGATGGATATTGAAGCGAATGCTTCATTCATGTTCTCGGCTACAGCAGCAGGCTGGATTGATGCCATTAAAACCCGTGATGTATTTACCCTGACTTTCGACATCAAAGATAGTAAAGGGAGTAAATACTCGTTCAACTTCCCGCAATTAGAAGTCATGGAAGCCAATCACCCGGATGGTGGTGGTGATGACATCATCACTTTAGATATTAACTTTGCTCAAGTACGAACAGCCCCAACAATTGTGCGTGCTCTTGTGTAATTCAAATTAATCAACCTTAGAGCCTATGGAATCCCATGGGCTTTTTTATTCCTAAATATTCGAGGTAGTTATGGCTTTAAAAGTTGGAATTGTACGAAGTTCAGAAGTATCGAAGTGGTGTACGTTTGAAACTGCAGGTGGACAAGCAGAGTTTAAAATTCGTGGTATCGGCTATAAACCTTTTCAAGTTGCATTAGAAAAAGCAGGCAATCAAATTTCATCAAAAGGCTATGATGTAATGGTGAGAGATGAAAACAGCAAGCTCTATCATGAGCTTTTATTAGATGCGGCTGGCGCTCATTTAATTGAAGACTGGAAAGGCGTTGTTTTCGCTGAAGTTGAAGAAGGTGAAACAGTAGAATCTGAAAAACCGTATACACCAGAAAATGCTTCTAAGCTTCTTAACCTTGGTGATATTGGACTATTGATCTGGTCATTCGTTAAAGAGCAGGCGCAAAAAATTCAGGAAGAAGCTGACAAAGACAAGGCGACGATTCTGGGAAAGTCATCGAACTCTACAAGTACCAAAAGACCTATGCGTCGAAAACGCCGCACGAAATCGAACAAATCAAGTTCTTAGGTGGACATATTCCAGATCCACCAGAATATTCTTATGCGGCTGACTCAATTCTAGCAGCCTATAGCACGATTATTAGATCTAGACGATATGAGCAAAGCGTACCGTTATGCTTAGATCAGCAGGCAATCAATGTATATGCTGAGCATAATGATTTACCTGTTGATGCTCATATCTTTAATGACTGTATCTTTGCTTTAGACAATTTATTTATTGAAGAAGCCCATAAGAAAATTTCAACCAAACCCAAAAAGTAAGAAATAGCTATCTTCATGATGGCTATTTTAGTTAATGAATTTTGATATGTGGAAATGTATAATGTTGGCGATAATTTATATTGAAAATTAATATGTTAGGAAAACTTTTTTATACATTGGGGTTGTCTATTTCTTTGGCGGTTTTAGTTAGCTGCACTAAACAAGCTGAAAGTAAGGCACTGCCTCCTTCAGTTGAAGCGCAATTCATGAGTGCGGATCAAGAAATAGGGAAGATGCTCGATGACCTAGAAAATCGAGATATTCCACTTCAACGGAAGCGGGAGATATTGTGCAATACCTATCCTGATGTCTACAAAAAACAGTACATGCCAGCTCTGCTCAAGCTTTCACCGAATCTCTACACAGAGGCGATCCTATTAAGAGACTTTGAGGAGGTGATTAGCTTTTATAAAAAAACTTTTGTAGTTAATTGTGTTTGATTTTTATCACTTAAGACTTGAATAATATGTTTGATACATTCATGTTTTAAAGTTAATCACAGGTGTTAAATGAAAAAATATTTCTGGCTAATTACTTTAATAATTCTCTTAATTTTAATAGGCCCAAAAGTTTATAAATATCTTTTTAATACGGGTGAAGATATTGGTTCAACAATTGGGCGTGAGCTCAATAAGAATATGAATAACAATTAAACCACCTTCGGGTGGTTTTTCTCTATGTGACATTTAGTAACCAGTTTGTTAAAGTTGGTACACTTTATAACAAATGGTGAAAATTCATGAAGAAAATATTGGCTGCTTGCTTAGTAAGTATAGGGTTGGTGGGGTGTACATCAATACAAGTTAATAATGCTACTGGTTTTAACCCAGACTCTATTCGACAGGTTTGTATTATCGATAACCCAAAAGTTATCATCAAGGATTTTAATCAAATCGTAGAGCGTAGTTTTACTCGCTATAATATTGACGCAAAAACTTATAAAGATACTGATAACTTAAGTCTTTGTCAGACTACTTTAAACTATACAGCTACTCGTTCTTGGGATATGGCACCATATATGGTTGCTGCTCAATTCAATCTTTTACAAAATGGAAGACAAGTTTCCGAAGCTTCCTTTAGATTACGTGGAAATGGTGGGTTAGCCCCGAATAAATGGCGCAGTACTGAAACAAAAATTAATGAACTGGTTGATCAGTTGCTAAATAAAGCACCTGCTAAGTGAGCTAATTAAAATGAAAAAAATTATTTTATTAAGTTTAATTTTTGGTTTGTTTGGGTGCCAAAAAACAGAAAATAAAACAAAAGAAATTGTTTTAAATTCATTAAAAGACCCAAGCTCTGCACAATTTCAAAATGTGAAAGGATACTGTGGTGAGGTAAACGCTAAAAATAGCTATGGTGGGTATATAGGATTTAGGAGGTTTTATATTTCTAATGAAATGCCTATTTTTTATGATGAGGATTCTGATGATCCTCAGAGCTTTGCTAGAGGATGGATTGCTCATTGTGAAAGTAATAGCAAACTAGACAACACAAAAAAGGATGCTTGTGTATCGTATTCAAATTTTGCTGCTGCTGTTGTTAAATCAAAATTAGCAGGCGTCCCTGTAGGTACATCCAAAAATACAATTGATGCAAACACAGAAGAAGATCGTAAAATTTATTTTAAAACAATAGATGAAGGATATAAAAGTAATAATAGCGATGCTTTTGCATTACAGGTTCTTGATGGGTGTCTAAAAGGTGAGATCAAGACCCCAAGTTGATTTAATTCGTAAAAAAGCACCCTAGGGTGCTTTTTTAGTTCTGCTGATTTGGGTCATACAGCCCCGCATCTTGCATTACATCTAGTAAATTTTTTTTCAACCAATCTACATCTTTATCTAATTGATCAACTCTTCCCTGTAAGTCTTGTACTTGATCATCATGCTCAAAAGTCATTTCAAGGCGAAGTATGAGTTCTGCTGTAAGTGTTCTGCCATTTTCTTTAGCAGCATCGTCTAATTTGTCTTTGAGTTCGGCGGGTATTCTAAAATTAACTTGCGGATCTGTGCGTGCCATAGAGTCATAACGAAAACTTAGTATTTGCTAACTATAGGGTGCTATAAAAAAATAGTCAAAACCTATAGGTTTATAGTTGATTTATTGTATAGCACGTGCTTTAATTTGATTGTGATGTTATTTTACATCATGTGCTATATGGAGGCCGAAATGGCAAAACAGGACCCTCAGGTAAACTTTCGGATACCTGAAGAAACATTGGAGCGATTTAAGATTGAAACAGTCAAAGATCGTAGAACACAAACAGCTCAGCTTGTTTTAATTATTGAAGAATGGTTAGAAGCTAGAGCAAAACAAAACGTAGCGAAAGCATGATTATTACAGACAACAAAAAAGCCCATGATCTTGGCGGACAGGGCTTAATTGAAGTCAACAATTACGAGGTAAGTTAACGATGTCTAGTTTAGCATTAAGCTTTAATGATGTAAATTTTCAACCTGTTCAGCATAATCAGCAAATTTGGCTAACCGCAAGCGAATTAGCTAAAGCATTAGGATATGCCAAAACTGATGCAGTAACTCAGATTTATGAGCGGAACAAAGATGAATTTACTAATGAAATGACAACGACCTTCAATTTGAGGGTAGTTGAAAATATCGAGACCCTCAATTTGAGTGTCTCGAAGAAAGATAAAAACTTACTTAAAACTGTAAGGGTTTTTAATCCAAGAGGGTGTCATCTCATTACTTTCTTTGCCCGTACTTCCGTAGCAAAGCAGTTCAGAAAATGGGTACTTGATGTTCTTGACAAAGAGATTGGGCAACCAGTTGCCAAAACCCACAAATCAGAACGCACTCCACTACATGATGCACATGCTTTACTTGTGGCTAAGACTAAACACCTAAATTCAAGTGATGCATGGAAAATTATCAATCAACGTTTTGGTACAAATAGTATTGATGAAATTCCTTATGACATGATTCCCGTAGCGGTTGAATATGTTCATCATTTGATTGCTATGTACAGTAGTGCAGAGAAGAAGTCACAAGGTTCATTGTTTGATAAAGAAGCATACGAGCTGGTTCGCAAGCTTACTGAAGCAGTCATAATAGAAAATGATGAAATCTTTCCAGTTCTGCTAGCTGTCAAAATGCTTGATATGAAGAAGTTCGCGTATTATTCACACTTAGTAGTGAAAGCGAATGAAGCAGCACGAGATATCTCTCGATTGTTAGATTTCAGGAACCTGCAAAATGAGCCGTTGATCGATGCAGACTGTTCGGTGATAGCCATGTCTAATGGACAGAGATTTCTTGCAAGGCCCAATTGGTTTAACTGCCCAGCTTAGTAATTATATTTAACTTAAACAGAACCTACTCACTGAGTAGGTTTTTTATTACCCAAAATTCATAGCTCACCTCTTGTGGGCTTTTTTATTGCCTAGAGGAAAGTAAAATGACACAAGAATCCCGTCTAGTCATTGTTATTGATTCACAGAATGCTGAACGTAATGTCAAAGCCTTGGCAGAAGAATTGTCAAAATTTACTGCTCGAGGTGATTCCGCTTCTAAATCATCAAAAGATATGGAGAAACAGCTTTCTATTACCAATAACATTGTTCAGAACTTTAATACCACAGTTAATAATTCAAATACTTCAGTTCAAAAAACGGTTGAAGTTACTAAGCAAGCAACTCAACAAAATCATAAATTTGCTCAAGAAATTAAAGCTACAACCAATGAGCTGGATAAACAGGAAAAAGCGGCTAACTCATTTGGCACTTCAATTAAGGCTTTGGCTGGGTATATGGCAGGATTGGTTACGATCAATGCGGCCATTACTAAAATTGATGCTTATACAGGGTTACAAAACCGTTTAAAGCTAGTTACTAAAGACCAGACGGAGCTAAATAAGGCGACTGAAGATACATTTAGGATTGCTCAAAATACCTATTCAACTTGGGATTCAGTTTTACAGGTGTATCAGCGCTTTAGTGACAATTCCAAAACTTTAAATCTAACAATGGACGACACTGCGCGTTTAACTGAAACAGTATCAAAAGCAGTGGCTATTAGTGGAGCAACTGCAGAAGCAGCAGATGCTTCATTGATGCAGTTTGGACAAGCACTCGCAAGCGGTACATTGCGTGGTGAGGAACTGAACTCTGTCATGGAACAAACTCCGGCCTTAGCAAAAGCTATTGCTCAGGGTATGGGAATTACTGTAGGTGAGTTACGTTCAGTTGCAGCTGAAGGAAAAATTACATCACAAGAAATTGTAAAAGCTCTTAGAAATGTAGAGTCTGATGTAGATGCATTATTTAGTAAAACTGATATTACGATCAGCCAGTCATTAACTCTTCTTAATAATGAGATTACTAAATTTGTCGGAGAAGCTAGCCAGGGAAGCGGGGCAGCTCAAGTATTATCTGGTTCAATTAAGGTTCTAGCCGAAAATTTAGAATCAATCTCTTATGTAGCTATTCTGGGTGGTACGGCATTACTAACCAAAGCAATTGCAACACAAGTATCGGCTCTAAATACCAAAGTAGGGTCCTTAGTTGCTGACAATGCTGCTTCACAATTACAAAAGCAAAAGTCGATCGAAAGCGCAAAAGCAGCACTGGCCGAAGCTGAAGCGCATTTGGTGAATGTAAGAGCAACAAATGCCGAAACTCAAGCCAGATTTGGAGCAAGCGCAGCTAGTGCCAGATATGTACTTGCAGCCAAAAATGTTGAGAACGCAACGAAGGCCGTTACGTTAGCTCAAGGTAAAAGCGCTTCAATGGCAGGTTTATTAAGCGGAGCATGGGGATTGATTGGTGGTCCAATTGGGGCAATCACATTAGGTGTGACTGCTTTGGCTGCGACTTACATGTATTTCTCAAGTAAATCTGCTGAAGCTACAGCAAAGCTAAAAGAGCAAGCTGAAGCTGCAAAATTGACTAAGGAAGAAATCAAAGCCCTTAATGATGAACAACGTAAGGAAAAATTAGGGGATTTAGCAGCGACAATTGAAGATCAAAACAAGGCGTTAGAACGGCAAGAAATGGCGGTCGGGTCGGCATTGATCAATATACAGAACTATGCAGTGGGCAATGCTAAAGTTGCTGAAATTTCAAATAAAGCACGACTTGGCACCATTTCTTATACTGAGGCAATTGAGCAATTAAAGGGTGAAAAGATTCCGCCCGATTTACGGGATGCATTGCTTAAACAAGTGAGTGCTTATGATGAAGCAGCAGAAACAGCAGCTAAGACAAAACAAACATATAGCCTGTTTGGTATTGAGGTAACACTTGCAGGAAATAAGGCTGAAAATGCCATTGTCGGAGTTGATAAAAATACCAAGTCCTTAAATGAGAATGAGAGGGCTGCATTAGCTGCAAAAAATGCACAAAAGAAATATGCCGATTCTCTTTATGATCGTGAATATGATGCATATTTTATGAAATTTGCTCTCGCAAAGGGCTTTACCGAAAAACAAGCAGAGGAGCTACTTAAAAGTGCAAATTGGGCGAGAAAGGAGGGTGTTGAATACACCTATCAAATAGCTCAAAAAGGCTTGCAGGTGCTAGATATTGAGGAACAGAACAAGCAAGTAATTGATGCTAAGAATAAAGCATTAAAGGAAACTACAAGTGAGCTATCGAAACAGCAAAAAGTACTATCAGTAAATGCCAAAGTTCAGGCTTTATCTAGTAAATATAATATTTCTGGAAAGGCAGCAGCAGCAGGTATCCCTCAAGGCCTGATTGAGGGCATGATTATGCAGGAAAGTAGGGGAGATACTTATCGTAAAGGCAAATTATTAACATCACCAGTCGGTGCTCAAGGTTTGGCACAATTTATGCCAGCTACAGCCAAACAGTATGGTGTTGATGTTAGAAGTGAAGAATCTAGCGTTAATGGAATGATTAAGTATGTTTCAGACCTTCTTAAACAGTTTGGTGGTGATGTAAATAAGGCCGTTATGGCTTACAACGCTGGTCCAGGTAATGTAAGAAGCGGAAAGGCAGATGGATTTAAAGAAACTAAGCAATATCTTGCAAACGTAAAGTCGTATACAGCTGGAGCAAATGGTTTTAAAGCTGGTGATATTTCATCAAAAGACTTCGATAAACTTATTCAAGACTCCACTAAGCTGGCTGAAGAACAAGCTAATCTCAGGCTTAAGTTAGAAAATGATGTTGCGAATCAAGTAACAAAGATTCGAAATGATCTGGCCAAAAATCTTGAAGATGTTGATAAGGCTAATTTTAGCCCTGAGCGTAAAGCTGAAATTAAAGCAGAGCTGCAAGCACGAGCGGATAATGATATTGCCATTGCTGAGCAAGCAACAAAAACTAAGCTTGATTCATTTCGTGACTTTACTAAGAGCGAAGAACAGCTTTTAAAAGAAAGTTTTGCTAAACGGCAGTTTGATGCTGAACATGATTTAGAGTTGACTAAAGAACAGCGAAAAGAAGCCGTTGATATCTTAGCTCAACAACTAAAACAAGAGATTGCATTAGTAAAATTAGCTCAAGAACGGCGTTTATTACAGGCTCGTATTTTTCTGCTATCTGAAACAGAAGCAATGCAAGAACGTTACAGATTAGAGCGCCTTGAAATCCAAAAAACTGCAAAGGATGAGGAAGAAAGAAGAAAGCGAATTGCTTTATCGAAATCACAAGAGCAGCTTGAAACACTTGATCGGGCGACAAAAGCTGGACAAACATGGGGTGGCGTTCGGGCTGATATGAATGGCACTAGTGAGTTTTATAGACAGGATCAGGAGCGATCTAGTCGTATGAGCTCCGCGACAAATTTTTTCGATAGTCAAATAGGAGTGGTTAATTTAAATGAACAGAATTCACTTGATGCGTTAAATGCACAATTTGAGCAGCAACTCATTAGTCAGCAGGATTTCGAAAATAAGAAAACTGCAATTATTCAGACAGCTCAGGAACAACGAGCATTAATTGCGACTAAATATGCGCAAAGTGTTCAGGAGATAGAGGATAAACACCAACAAGATAGATTGAACTTGCAACTCATGTATGGACAACAAATGATGGGATCACTTACATCGACGTTTGGTTCTATGTTTGGTGAACAATCTAAAGCCTATAAAATCATGTTTGCTGCGAATAAAGCATTTGCTATTGCTCAGTCAATGATTTCAATTCAACAAGGTATCGCACAAGCATCTGCAAATCCATTTCCATACAACTTAGTTGCTATGGCTAGTGTGGCTGCTAGTACAGCAAGTTTGGTTGCAAACATCCGGGCAATTAAAGATCAAGGCTTTGCTAATGGTGGTTTCACCGGATCTGGTGGTAAATACGAACCTGCTGGTATTGTCCATAAAGGCGAGGTGGTCTGGTCGCAAGAAGATATTAAACGTTGGGGTGGTGTTGGATTGGTTGAGAATATGCGTAAGAGCTCAGGCCCTGAAGCATTTATTAATAACCATGCCACTAACAACACTTCAGCAGAAAATGTCTTTAATCGTTCATTCCTAAGCTCAAAAGCTTTTAATGAAAATCAAACTATCTCGAATATTTTTAATCAACCTACTCGAGAGAATCAGATTATCGTTAATGCTTTCAAGCCAAGCAAAGATGCGGTTTCAAGATCGGGTGATGTGCAGAACATTACTAACCAGTACGCTGGGAATAACTCAAGCTTAAGCAAAGTTCTGGATAAATCGATTCAAAGTAGTAAATCCTATATTGCTAATAAATCGAACGTATCTAATTTCTCTAACTCGAAAATTCTAAATAGTTCTGTTTCAAACAGCACAGTTCAGAATGCTCAGAAAGAATTGCTGAAGGAAGTTTCGATCTTCAGAGAACGTGGTAATTCAAGTCCTATTCTTCTGGATCCTTCCAAAGGCTTTGCTGATGGTGGTTATACAGGGAAAGGTAAGAAGTATGATATTGCTGGAGCTGTGCACAAGGGCGAGATTGTCTGGTCTCAGGATGATATTAAAAAATGGGGAGGAGTTGAGAAAGTTGAACAAATGAGACGGGCCACAAGTCCAGATTCATTTATTTCGAACCATGCTCAATACAATACCAGTTTTGAAAATGTCATGAATCGGGCTAATCAGAGTTCACGGGCATTTAGCCAAAGTAGAGATATTTCGAACATCTTTAATCAGTCTTATCAAGATGATCAGATTATTTATAAAGGTAATGCTAGTGCAGCCAACCCATCTAACATGGCGAACTCAGATCTATTCCATGATGGCAAAGTCTACTTCTCTTCAAATGGTTTAGTCCAAGATAGATCAAATCTTGAAGATGTGCAGGACTTTACCTCAGGGCAATCTCCACGCCCTCAAGCTGAGTTTATGCCTTCTCTTGAGCAATCTTCTCCAACTATCAATTTCAAGATTGAAGTTGTGAATCAGGTTAGCGGTGCAATAGTTGAAGCCGAACAACTGGATGAGAAAACTGTCCGGATCATCGTAAGGGAAGAACTGGATAAGCAACTTCCAAAAGCGGTACCAAGATTAGTAAGCGAGGATATTAAAAATCCAAACTCTCTAATCAGCCGCTCATTGACTGAGAATACAACTGCAAGAAGAAATCGATAGATAATTAAAGAAAATGTCTTAACGGCATTTTCTTTAAAATTATTCAAAGTTTTAGTAGAGTATTGGTTTTACAGTTTTCATTGATTGAAAATGTCTCAACCAGTACCTTTAAAGAAAATAGATGAACTTGTTTTACTTCTTACCGAATTAAAACCAGCAGAAATTCTTAGTGAGTTCAAATATGCTAGATGTAATCGATTACTTAACGAGGCAAAATCCATTACACCTGAGGACTGGTGGCTTATGTGTAAAAGCTTGGTTGAATTATATGCTAATAATTTGATTGTAGCTGACAAATTAGCAAATGAAATTTTTCTGAATTCTAATGACTTAAAAGTATTAAGAAATTTACATTATATTTTTAATCAAACATTTAATTATGTGAAGGCTGTCGAGGTAAATGAAAAAATAATTAATATTTCGAGGAAACTGAATTTAGAATTAAGAGAAACTTTGCCGACTTGGATTGAGCTTGAGTTTTTTTTAAGTGGAAATATTGATAAGTCAGATTTATTTAAACACGATCATGAAATCCATAAAGTATTTTTACATCTCAAATTAATTCAAGATGAATTAGAGATAAGCAAAACATCGTTAATTGCTATTTTAGAAATTGTACATAATATTATTCTTAACAGTGGATCAAAATGCCAATCTGTAGAGTATAGCTATATTGAGGAGGAATTCTTAGTTACTGTATTTATAGACAAAGATTTTAAGACCATTTCTGATCTAAATAAATTGTTAGCGCGGAAATGTTATGCATCTGGGTTACTGGATGAACTGAATAAAGTTTCTTATTTGTTCTTACCATTTGATGAGAGTGTTGATGAGTAATCAGGATACCCTAGACTACTGTAAAGAGATGCTTACCAATGTAAGCAAGATTGAACATATTCAATTAAGGAATATTGTAAGTAGAGCTTACTATTTCACTTTCTATGAATTAATTGACCATGTTGAAAATAGATTGATGTGGCAAGAAACGAATCAGAAAGGTGGGGTACATGTTCGAACTATTAGTCGTTTAAAGGGGTATCCTAATTCGCAAGACAAGAATGAATCTCATGAAGCTGCATTAGAGTTACATTCTAGAATTACTAGTTTAAAAAAACTAAGAACTAAAGCTGATTATAGAATGGAACAAGCAGTTTCAAGGAAAGTAGCAGAATATTCAGTATTTGAATCTGAGCTTATTAGTAAGGAATTAGCTCAGCTATAGTGATTTGAAATTATTTTAAAGCCACCCTTTGAGGTGGTTTTTTATTGCCTGAAGGAAAGTTATGTACAAGTTAAAGCTAAATCCTCAAACAAATGGCTATGGCGTAACACCAGGTGATGATGTAAAGCGTCAGCAGATGGACGGAGGTCGAGGGCGCTATTACATCGATGTAAAACGTAATAGCCATATTGTCGATGTGAACTGGAATTTAAGTAAAACAGATTTCAATAAAATGATGGCTTTCTGGCGTGTATACCAAAGCAAACCAGCATCGTTTTATGCGGATCTGGTCATTGATCAGGGCACACGTCAGCAATACCAATGCAACTTTATTCCCGAGTCTTTCAAGACTAATGAAGTAAATGGAAATCTTTACCGGGTAACCGCTCAGATTGAAGTTGTTCAGAACCAGCCGAACCTTATAGCTGATGCAGCATTGATCAAAGATTGGGAGGTCTAATGGATAACGAATACGCCAAGTTCTTTCTCAATCGTAAAGTCGATATCTATCAACTGGAGTGTATTGAGCTATCACATCCATCTTTTCTAAACACTTATCGTGTCGTTCGTAATGACGATAGAGGTGTCTATGTACAGCACAAAGAAGGGTCAGGCCAGTTCTACTATGAATATTTACCATTAACGATTCAAAGATCCGGAATGTTAGGTGATCTGGACCAGACTTTAACTGTCTCAGTTTCTGGTCTTGGCGATATATTGCCAGATGAGTTTGAGCGTGTGCTGGAAGGTCAATTTGCAGATGTGAAACCTACTGTTAATTATCGGCTCTATAGTTCAGATAACTTGAATACACCAATCCATTATTTGCTTGGCCTTCAACTTGCTGGAGTTTCAATGAACAATAAAGCCGTGACATTTAAAGCTGAATCCCCTCGTTTAAATACTTCCAAAACTGGTGACATTTTTTCATTAGATCGGTTTAGTGGGCTGAAGGGGGCTGTATGAAAAGTCATGATCATTTGCTTGATAAGCAATACGACGAAGAGCACTACAACTGTGTTCACTTTGCACATGAAGCCGCTCTAGATCTATATGGAGTAGATCGGAGTGAAGCTTTGGATTTATTCATGCAACCTAAAGGCCATATCGAATTTAAAGTCTCACGATTAAAACTCTTAAATCCTCTGCCCATGCCCAAGGAAGGCTGCATAGTCGCCTTCCATCCGAGACAAAGAAATAAGCCCCCGCATGTGGGGCTTTTTCGTGGGCAGAAGGTTTTACACCTCATGGAGAGTGGAGTCACTTATTTAGCTGAAGACGTCATTAAAGCAATGGGGTTTAGTCGGGTTAGTTACTATGATTAAGATTATTTATAAACAAGATCCATTATCTGAAGAGAAGACAATTGAACATGCCGAAACTATCGGGCAATGGCTTACTTCAAAATATGAATATCTGCCTGAACATGTCCGTATTTTTCATACATCAAGCAATATGGATCATGCGGAGATCTCTTTTGCCAATGAAGTTACACCGAAGAATGCTTATGACTTAAAGCAGCTTGATTTCTTGCCAGGCACTTTCATTGTGATAGAAAACCCAAAAGGTATGCCTGCGCTTATTGCTGCTATTGTTTCTATTGTTTTAAGTGTGGCGATTGCATTTTTAATGCCCGCGCCGTCAATTGCCCAAACTACTCAGAATAACAACCAATCATCATCTGCAAATAATGAGCTTTCAAATCGCGAAAACAAAATGCGGGTAAATGGCCGTATTGCTGATATTTATGGGGCTGCTTGGGATACGCCCGATTTAATTGCAGTTCCTTACAAAGTCTATGAAAACAACGTTGAAGTTGAACATCTTGTTGGTTGTATTGGGCGTGGCCATTATCACATCAAAGGTGCTTACGATGGTGAAACCAACATTGTTGATATTGCAGGCGCGTCGGTAGAGGTCTTTCGACCAGGTGTCGATATTGTTTCTGGACAGCCTTATTTTTCGCTCGGTAGCGAAATTACTACGCCGCCTTTAACTGTCCAGCACCAAAACTCGGTGAATGGTCAGATCTTGCGACCTGCGGACACTCAAAGTCTGGAAGGCACCAATTATCTTCATTTTGCTTATCCCAATGAGATCCTTCGAGCAGCTGCTAACAATACCGATTTAACGACTAAATTTGTCAGTAATGACCGTGTAGAAATTACTAATGCTTCTTTTACTTATAACGGGCAAACATACGATTTAAACGGCACTTACAGCGTCTTATCCGTTGCTGATGATCGAATGGCTTTGTCTAACCCGGCAGCAGTTAATCCGAACTGGCTAAAGGTAAAAGAACTCACTAACCAGCAAACAGCTGCTGCCTCACCAAAGCTTTCATCTATTGGCGAGAAATGGATCGGCCCGTTTATCCTGGACAATATTGAACGTAATCGCGTCATCTTTAATTTTGTGGCGAATAATGGGCTTTATACAGTCTCTTCAGGAGGCAATCAGGCGGCAGTCAATGTCACGATTGAAGTTGAAGTAACTCCAGTTAATGAGTCTGGCGCAGCTATTGGTAATCCAATGCTAAAGCAGATCATTCTTAAAGGCTCCGCGAAATCACGCCAGACGGTTGGCGCAACGCTGGATATGGTTACATTTCAAGGGCGCTGTAGCGTACGTGCTCGACGTTTAACTCCAACTCCAGCAGTGACGACTGTAGTTGATGAAGTGAAGTGGCAAGCCTTATACGGTGCATTTCCATTGCAAAGCACGATGTATGAACATGAAACGGTTTTTCGTGCACGTACATATGCAACGACTGGAGCTTTATCTGTTAAGTCACGCAAGATCAATTTTGACCTTCAGCGGATGTTGCCCACCTATAAAAATGGAGCAATGACGACAGAATTGTTTCCAACTTCAAGCTTTGCAGATGCACTGGTATCAATGACGCTCGATGACAAGATTGGCCGCCGAACGGTCGATGAGATTGATATTGAAAACATCTATCGTACTTATAACGATATTGTCGATTACTTCGGTACGCCCTTAGCAGCCGAGTTCTGTACGACGATTGATGATACGAATCTTTCATTTGAAGAGCTAGTTACCAACCTTTGTGATGCGGTGTTTTGTACTGCTTATCGTCAGAACAACAAGCTAAAGATCTACTTTGAGCGTCCAACTGATAACTCGGTATTGCTGTTTAACTTCAGGAATATCATCCCAGATAGTTATAAGCATGATCTAACGCTAGGCATGATGGATGACTATGATGGGTTGGTCTATGAATATACGGATCCGGCTGATGATAGCCGTATCAATATTTATTTGCCGGATAAGGGAGCCAAGAACCCTAAAGAGGTTAAATCTGTTGGTGTACGAAATAAATGGCAAGCCCGTTTTAATGCGTATCGGTTGTGGAACAAGCTCCGCTTTCAGCGCAAATCCATTACCTTTGATGCAGCGCCAGAATCGGAATTACTGGTTTTACGTGACCGTATTGCTGTAGCTGATTATCGAAATGGCATCCATCAAAGTGGTGATGTGGTGAAACAAGAGGGCTTAATTCTCACTCTAAGCCATGATGTTGATTTCATAGCAGGCAAAAGTTACGTGATTTATTTACAAATGGGTGATGGTACCGTTGATCTACTTCCTATTACTGCTGGATCTGCTAAGAACAAAGTAGTTTTAGGACGGTTGCCAAATGGCGCTTTAAAGCTGAGTTCCGATGATTTTGTGAATACAATCTATACGGTTGTTAATGACGATACAAAAGACTCATTACCTTATCTGGTAGCTAAAAAAGATCCGGTTGATAAGTTCTCAAATACCGTTACAGCAGTAAATTACGATGTTCGGTATTACCTAAACGATAAAGACTTTATTGACGTACCAATTGATAACTCTCCGATTTACATCCGTTATGACCAGCTCGATATTAATCTTGCACGTTTGTATCAGATGCAAAGAGGTGACTTGCCAACGACTGGAGAAATTAGCTTTATTGTTGAAGCTGGTGCTTTGGTTTCGAGTTCCAGTTCACTTCGACCTGAAACACGAATGGTATATAAGTTTGATTATCATGACAGCCCTGCAAGAAGAGAATTTATTATTCCAGCTGCTCCTGAATTACCAGCGATTGATACAGGAGAGTTTCCTTCTGGTCTTACTGTAAATCTCACGATTAAAGGTTCAGTAGTTGGTCGTGGTGGTGATGGCGGTTTGCCTCATCTTGCTTTTGGTGCGTGGTCTACGGATCCTGATTACAACTTCACCAAAACACGTCGTGATGGATTCCAAGGTGCACCAGGCTTAATGAATCGACATAGCAAATTGAATCTCATTATTGACGGAGGAACTTTGGCTCGAGGTGGCTCTGGAGGCGGGGCTACACCAAGCGGTATTTATACCGAGCTAGGTTATGGAGTGCAGGGTGTTCCTGGAGGAGCCGGTGCACCGTTTGGTCGTGTTATGACTGGTCAGCCGATTTACAATGATACTCAGGATTGGCGCTGGTATCTGGAAGGGGGGTATTTATTAGTAGTAAAAGTTACTGATGCTGAAGCTGAGATATCGGGTAAAGGTTATAGAACGCCAAATGATGGTCGTTATGGACCCCCTTTATCCGGTGATGGCGGAGGCTGGGGACAGCGTGGTACCAAGTCAACGAATGATGGAACATGGAACTGGCAATACCATGGCACAACAGAAGGCCAACCAGGAGCAGGTGGTACGGCAATTATCGGAGTGGAACCTCTTACAACTAAATTGATAAATGGAGGGAAAATCTTACAAACCCTTTAATACTTTGAAAGTACTTAGAGCACCCATTTCGGGTGCTTTTTTATTGCCTATGATCTGGAGGAAGGCATGTATGAACGGTCAAACAAATAGTGTAGTCGAAGCGGCTGCAAGTACGGCTGCCGCGACTGCAACAAAATTTACTTATGGCTATGTAGTAGGAGGCAGCTTGATCGGTGTAATAGGTAAAATTGATTGGGCCGTTGTCTTTTCAATCTTAATCGGTATAGCAACCTACCTAACGAATCTTTATTTCAAAAAGCGAGATGAAAAGCGTAAGGACGAGATTCATGCGCTTCAAACGAAGCAATATGAGCTGACTAAAAAACGTTTAAAAGGTGATAACGATGAGCAGTGAACAAACTAGAGCCTATCTTTCATTTGCTCTTGTAGCATTAATGTTTGTATTGGTGATTGCCTTGTTTTTTGTGGAAATGCCACGTGAAAATAGCACTCAAATCAACACTGCCTTAGGTTTTATTGCAGGGGCTATGTCTATGGCTTGCGGTTATTACTTTGGTAGTTCTGAACTTGAAAAGAAAAAGAAGTCTGAAGATACAAAGCAGCAATAAGCAACACAACTTTCAAGCCACCTTCCGGTGGCTTTTTTTACGTCTAAAGGAAAATTGAAATGAACATTGAACAATATCTTGAAGAACTTATTAAACGTGAAGGTGGGTACGTAAATAATCCAGCGGATCGAGGAGGAGCAACCAAGTACGGCATTACTGAAGCAGTTGCTCGAGCAAATGGTTTTAAGGGCAACATGAAAGATTTGCCGCTTGATGTAGCTAAATCGATTTATCGGAAACAGTATTGGACAGATCCACGATTTGATCAGGTGAATGTAATTAGCTCGTTAGTTGCTGAAGAGATTTTAGACACTGGCGTTAATTGTGGTACTGGATTTACAAAGCCACTTTTACAACGTGCATTGAACTTGCTGAATAACCAAGGTAAAGCTGGTTTTCCTGATCTTGTGATTGATGGTGTCTATGGATCAACAACATTAGGAGCTCTAAAAACCTATTTGGCCAAACGGGGGAAAGACGGAGAGAAAGTGCTTGTTCGAGTTCTTAATATTATGCAAGGGCAGCGTTATATTGAAATATGTGAACGCAATCCCACGCAAGAACAATTCTTTTATGGCTGGATAGCTAATCGAATTTCATAA